CTCTAAGGCACGCTGTTTGTCATTCCGAGCATCACGCATTAACTGCTCAGCCGAATTCATAGCAAATGCTTCTATTTCATCATCTACGCTAAAGTAAGGCTGTGATTTATCTCTTGCGTATGCACTTCCACGTTCAGACTTTCTGTCATAACCACGATCCTGCCTTGAACGCTCTTGATCTTTGTGTAGCAGTTCGTGGTGCAGTGTGTCCTGTATGCTTCTGATGAATTGCTTTCTGTTTTTGTTGTTCCAGGTTATTTCTTCATCGGGACTGTCAAACAACAGTTCTAAGCCTACAATTCCTTCGTGGTCGTCTGTCGGCGGGTCATAAAATCCTGAGGTAATTGCCATATCTGGACCCATATCATATATGGGTGAATTTCTTCTAATAACCCTAACATCTGGAAACTGATCTCCAACTATGTCTGCTACTTCATCGTGTGTCATTGTGCCCACTAACTTGCGACTGAGTGGTGCTACATTTACTTTTTGAGGTTGTGTGAGTTCTGCTATTCTCATCCTTTTAAACTCCAGACCCTTATGTTTTCGTCCCCACGCAACAGTGCCGCTATCATTCTGCCCACGCCGAATATAACGTCTCCGTTCGCCATAACGCTGGGTTTGGCAGTGTCAGCACTCATCTTTGCGTATTTGAAAAATCTATCTGGATTTCGATCATACACGGTGCCGCCCTTGAAGTCTGTGCCCCAGCGTTTGTTTATGGCATCTACAACCGGTTGTGGAGTTCTTGATACTGATCCCCGCATCCAAGGCTCACGCAACAGTGCTTTTGTGCTTACTTCAACGGGTTTATCGCTGGTTAGCCGAAGTTTTGTAAATACGTCTATGTCTTCTTGATCTGGATTGGGACGTTCGTCTATAAACTCCTGTGCCAGTTCTGTTGGCAAGGTGCGTATCCACTCACTCCATTCTTCGGGGGTGTTTTCAAGTGCTGTATCTATGTTGATGGCACCCATCTTGTCTGTTTCGATAACAAACTCCGAGATTCTCATTGATCACCTTTGACTGTCGTAGTATGCTTTGAATGCAGGTTTTATATAGGCACCGCCTGTGCCTGGCTTAGCACCTGCCTTCTCTGCCATCGCCGAAAGATATCGAAGACTCTGTTTTCCGTTTCTTTTTTCTAACTCTTTGACTAACTTTTTCAGTATGGATTGATCTATCTCGACCTCTTCACCTTTAGGTAGCGGATTTTTTACTTTTTCAACTTCAACTTCCACTGCACCTTCTGGAAACATGTTTTCTATGTCACTCTTGAGTTGGTCACCATCTCTTATACCGTAAGTATCATAGTTTTTGGTTAGGCTACCTTTGCCTGGGATTGTTATTTTGGTCTTATAGTATTCGTATCCTGGCTTTTCTAGGCTTGATTTCTTTGCCTCTACGGGTGCTTTTTTCATCTGTATCTTGCCAAGATCCTGTTGTTGCCCCGCATCTTTTTGAACCATTGTTGAAGTCTGTTGATCCGGCAGGGGACTGGTGTTGGTGTCCATACCGAACGCTTTGGCTACAGGTGCTAATCCCATCATTACAGCAAGAGCACCAGCACCTACTCTTTGTGCGAGACTTGCTTCTTCCAGTGTGTTCAAATATTCAATGTATTCGTGTAAGTCTTCAAACTGATATTCTCTGTCTTTGATTTGGTTTGTGCTTTCTGCGAGTATTTCTGCAATCTTCATTTCTTTTTCCTTTTCTTGGGAAACAGTTTCTTAACATTTTGATATTCACCGCCTACAGGAACATCAGCCGTGGCATTCTGTTTGGTCACTATGCCAACACCTGCGGCTTCTTCTTTTACATTTTCTTTGAGAGTAATAACACCACAGGCCAGTCTATCACCAGCATTACCTGTCTTTAATGATTCTGCATCACCGCCCTGGCCTAGATCGTCTTCATCGCTGTGTACAATTATAGAACGACCCACTACACTACGATCGCCAGCAAGGTCAACACGCTCTGCAATAATTTTCACAACAGCAACACCATTTTCATCGGCTGTGATATTCCCCAAATCGCCTACGTGACCTTGTTCTAAATCACCGTGATCTACTCCATCTGGATTATAGTGTGCACCAGCACTTTCACAACCCTTTGATAAGTCGCCGTATTCGTGAATATGGAATCCGTGTTCGCCAGGCTCTAATCCTGTAATCTTGCCTGCGATAAAAGTAGGTCCAGAGCCAGTCTGCTTAAAGAGCATAGTGCCTTTAACAGTATCAGAATGTTCTAATACACACACAGCAGACAGTGTATCGCTGTCTTCTGACAATTTGTTAACGCTTTCACACTGACAGTTTGTTGCCTTTGTTCTAGGACATCCGGATTCCTGTATTGGTTTTAGCAATGCAAATGCTTGATCGATATCTTCTTTGGTAATAACAAATTTGTTACCTCTGGAATGTATTTGCTGTCCTACAGTCTGTCTAAGAAGATCCGCTAACCTGTCTACGTCCTGTTCAGTTTCAACCCAGTCAACGATAGCATCTTTAATGTAACTAACAAGTTGTGTTCTGTTCACAACTAGATCGCTTTCTGTTATACCGTATTCTTTTTCAAATGCGTCAATGATTTCTTGATTCTCTGGACTGTTTTCTGACTTCAAATAATCATACAGTTTTTTGCCGCCGTAAAGTGCCGCAATAACAGCCGCCGCAGGAATCCCATAACGAACAATAACTTTAGCCACTGTAGGAACAAGAGCGTCATCTAGTCCGATGTCTTCTAGAAAATTGATAGCACTGTTTACGGTATCCCATATTTCGTATGCACCGTATGCCGCTGCCGTTTTGCCTGGATTTTTAACCACTGCCTTGCCTGTTGCTAATGCGGCTTTGCCTGCATTTTTAGCAACACCCTTGGCGACCTGTTTTGCACCTTCTCGGCTAAGAAGACGACTAACAACCGGAGCTCCTAAACGAACAGCGGTGGCCAGTGCTGGAACCAGCAGAGGAAATGCTTCGTTCAGTTGTTGTGTATCTTCGTTGGTTTTCTTTTTGCGTCCAGCACAATGAGCTTTCTGGCTGAAGCCTTTTGGGTTAGAGCAATTGATAGAGTCTTTGTACTTCTTGCTCCATTTTTCTGTTAGTTCAGTTGCTTTCATTGTCCATTAACTTTATTAATAATTCTAGTTCATCTATGCGTTTTTCTAGATCTAACAGTTTTTCGTCGTGTTCGCTATCTTCTGAATCACTGCGTTTTGATACTGTGGTAAGGTGCTTCAACAGTGCCGCTAATTCGTTTGGAGCATTTGGATATTTTGTTTTGAGCTGTATTAATGCTTTTGTGGTTTGCTGATCGAACCCTTTCATATAATCGTCTGCACGATCGTCTTCGTCATCTTCTTCTTTCTTTTCTCTTACTAAAGATTCAAAATTTCCCTGAATTCTTTCTTGTTGTATGTTATTTTTTTGTGCGTATTCGTCTACTGCTTTTGCCAGTGCAAAGTCTAGGATAGTAAGACTGTTTGTGTCTGAGGTGGTAGTTTTAACAGTTACTTCTGCAACATCCTGAACAACTTCAGCAAAGTGATCTAGGTACTCTGACACACGATTAATAAAGTCCACAAATTCTACAGCGTGTCTGTGATTTTCAGCAAAGTATTTTGCGGTAAGAATTCTGTGGTCTAGCATTTCCCAATCTGGAACAGTCTGTTCTTTCATATTCATTAGAGTTTCTTTATCCATAACAGCTTCTTCGCTTGGATTCTTTCTGAATTCTCCAACATTTTCCAGAATGGTTTTTATTTTCACTGTGTTCGATCCTTGTCGTCAATAGCTCCGCCACTCACCCACGCTGTACACGAACGAGTTCCGGCACATTTAAAATGCAGGAAGTTGCAATATCCCAAATCTGACTTGTGAATAGTGGCCATAACATCAGCATCTTTTTCGTCGCCTTGTGCACCGCTTTCAATGCAAGACCACATTTTGTCTGAAACGTCAAATGCCGCACAGTTATTGCACTGCATTGTTTTAGCCGTCTTTTCGTCTATGTCCCAGGTCTTGGCGGCTTCTTTCCAGTAGTTGCCGGGCTTGTCAGGATTAGCAGGACCATAATGATAATCGTCAATGGCTTTTTGACGATTTTTTAAGTTTACATCTATGTCTTGTGTAGCAATGGGGCAGCCTTTTTCAGCTGCCTCTACTAATCTGATATACTGTCTCATAGTTATTTTTTGATTTTAACACAGTTGTCAACACGCTTGCCACCTTTCATTTTGGTGCCCATACGCTTGTAGCCTTTCCAACAAACCTTGCCGTCGATGCCTTTTTGCTTTTCTTCATTGATATTTTCGTATGTTGCTTGAATGTTTTCAGGCATAGTGACAAACATTGGCTTACCGCAATCCGAACAGTTTTCTGGTAAACGATCTGGGTTACGAGTGTTTGGACTTGCACGAAGACTGCCAGGTGCCTTTACACCTTTTTCTTTGGCTTTCTTGCGAGCCTTGGCTGTGTCTAACACACCAATGCCAAGTCCTTTTTTGTCTGCACCTGGATCTAGATCTTTGTTCATCTGTTTTGTTTGATCGGCTTGCTTCTTCATCATATCAGCGGCAGCACCACCTTTAACAGTATAACCTATACGCTTTGAAAAGTTTCTGTCAAATTTGCTATCTTCTTCAAGATCGTCGTTAAGACCATACTTGCCTTCTTTGCCTTCAATGTATGCGTGTAGCGTCATCATCGTGCCGTGTACTCTGGCCAATTTGTTCTGGAACCATTCCTTCATTGGAAAATTTTGAAAATGTTCTTCTAACTCATCGCAAGCATACTTGATAAACTCTAGTTGTCCCATAGCCATTTCGATTTCAGCGTGAGGACCATCGTCGCTACGATCGTAATCGTCGTCGTTGCCTTCTCTAAACTTGTCCACTCCGGATCCAGCCCCTTTGGTTTGACTCATAGCAAACTTTGCAAACTTTATAAAGCCGTCTCTAGTACCAATCATATTCAATACTTTTCTTTTGTTTTCTTCGTTGAGAGCGTCAAACACTTTGGTAACAGCACTGGCGGTAAACATATCTACTTTGGATTTGCCGTCCATAAAACGTACTTCTTTTGCAGACTTGTCGCGAACAATAGCTTTTAACATTTGGATAACAGCAATGCCATCTTGATACTTAGAACCTTCGTCTATGCCTTCTTTAGGCTCTTCGTCCTCGTCAGCATCACCTACGTCGATGATTTTATCTTCATCGTCGTCTGCAAATTCGTTATCTTCTTCGTCGTCGAGCATATCTTCGGTATCCTGAGCTTTAACAGCAGGATCATCAGTAAACTTTTTAGCATAATCTACCAATTGGTCAATTATTTCTAATGACACACCGGTGCGATCTTCTAATTGCTCTGGTGTTCTAGCACCTGTGTTTGTACCAAACGCAGTAAGTTCATTACCTACTGTAGACATCACACCAGAAAGTTTTTCATCTTTCTGTGTAACTGCCTTGTCCATTAAGATTCTTCCAATTTTGGCTAAATCTGAACCTGAGTCTCTGTCGGCTTCAAATTGCATTGCTTTCCCCTTGTGTTTTTGCTCGCCACGCTTTACAGCTTGTTTTTTGTCTTTATGAGTTGCCGGTCTGTTGAATTTATTTAGATTCTTCGCTACTGGATTCTTCTTCGGATTCATCTTTACCCAACCCCATTCCTTTTCTTACAGCGGCATACAGATCTTCTGTGTGCTCGCCGGCTCCTGTCGCTTTTGCAAAAGCCTTGATATCACCTTCTGCGGCTGCCGCTCTAGCACCGCTGGCACTAATGCCACTTATGCCTTCAGCACCGTCTTCTCTTTCGCCACTGCTTTCAAAATCCAATGTTTCGAAATTGTAGTAGCCGTGTTCTTTTCCTTCAACACCGTTATATGTTTTAAGCATTTTTTGCATTGCTTCGAATCGATCGCTTCCTGCAACGAATGTTGCGTGTTTATAACCCTGATCGTACAAATAACTTGCGGCATTCAGTGCTGTTCTAATATTGGTATCTTCCACAATGTTGCCAGCAAAATCCGGAAACATTTTTCTTAAAAAATCCATTTTGACATCATACGATAACGGATTTTTTTTTCGATCCTGGCTCTGGCTGGCAAAAATTCGATAGTCGCCGCCAACACCCTTTACGGTATCTAATAATTTTTTATGCCCCAGCGTGGGAGGATTCAGTCTTCCGAAACAGAATGCAACGTGTTTTTCTTCTGATTCAAAAAGATCCTTAATTCTCATAATCGCCTCTGGCTATGTGTTTGTTTTGTTCTTCGGCAATTCTTTTAGCCAATGCAATTAGAGACCCTTTGGGGAATTTCTTTTCTGGTTCGTCAATTTGAAATTTGTCACAGTATGATTTCACACACTTTTGCACGGGCCTAATATATATTTTGTAAGCCTTTGGATGATTGCGATATTCTTGATGCTTACGAACTGCCGGGAATAGATTTTTAGTTAAAACATCACGATCGTTGTCGATATAAAACTTGAGATCGTCAATCCAATCTATATCTCCTGCTTCGTCTTTCGGTGCACCAATCGGTGAAAACATTTCTTTTAATAACATATTACCATTTCCTACAGGACCAATATCTTGCTTTATGTCTCGGTCCAGGATTATCACAATTGTGTCTAGCACGGAAGCTCTTGCGTCTTGCTGGATTACTTTTTTTAATTTTCATATTCGGATCGCCGAAATTTACTTTAACTACATTACCTTTGGGATTTTTGACATAGACTTTAAACTTTTTAACATCGCCTCTAGTCGGCTTGCCTAGTTTAACTTTACGGCCTTGATACTCCGCTTCTTCTAATTCTTCATCTTCTAACCACGGAAGTTCGCCGTAGGTTTCATAAAAGTCATTTCCAGAGTATGTTTCTTCCAACCACTCTTCTGTAATTGTATTTTCTATTAGATACAGTTTTTCCAATAGGTCTCGCATAGTATTTCCTATAAGGTTATACTGTATTTATCGTTTGACGCAGATTAGAAATTATAACGAATTTGTGTGATGGTGCCGTTGCCGATGTTGTATGCGGCACGGATCCAAAGAAACTGTCCAGTAAAGTTGCCAGTTACAGATCCGCTTTGGAACAAGGTACTGTCATTGTAAGCATCTACGAGTGTGTCGTCAATATCAACCCAGTCTGCTTCGCCGGGATACATTTCTAATGTACCTTGCAATTTAATTGTGCCCACAAAACTGTCAGTTTGATAAACAAAGGTATGCACACCGTTATTAACACGATGAAATCCTGCACCTTTGTTTTTATCTGAATAAGCAAATGTCGAATCAGATGCTTCTGTGGCAATATTTTCTACTAGTACTCGTGATTCAATGGACATACACTATTTATCGGTTAATACGTATTTGTTAACCTTGCCTACCGCCTGTGTATTCTTTAGACGCATCATTAACAGTGTGCCTTCGTCTTCCACAAGCACATATCTTCTGTCCCAATTAATGTTAGAATATCTAAACCAACTTTCAACCGCATCAGTAAACGTGACCCTTGGACGTTGCTCTTTCATCCACGCAATGAAACTTTCTTTGCTGTCTCTGTCTCTGACCTTGTGCGGAGTAAGATACACACGGTATTGATATCTGCCCTTTGGCAGTTTTTCTACAACACACACTCTTTCTTCTAACAGTTCTACAGTTTCTGGCTTTGGTTCGTATCTATGAACTAAAATAGCTGAGAATTTATGACTCAGTGTGTGATACAGATTCTCATCGTTAGTATAGATGTCTATCCAACAGTTTTCTACTCTTGTGCCGTAGTCCTTTTTTTCTTCGTATCCTGAAAGAACGCCAAATAAATCTAAAACATCCTGCTTGTTATTCCAAAGATTGTATTTAGATCTGCTAAACAGCCATCTACCAGGTGCAGGTGCAGGTGCAGGACCAGCGAGAAACTCTAACACTTCTTTTTTAGAGAATATCCTGGTAGCACTAATACCAGGAATATCCAGTGTTACTTTGTACAACCATTTGTTATAAAACTTTTTTGTGGTTGTTTTAGTTAACTTGTTCAGCATCGGTTTTTTCTTTCTTACGCAATTGTTTAAAAGTAAAATCTAATTCATCCTTCTTAACGGTGATACGTACTTCGCCGCCGTCTACTAATTCGCCGAACAGTACTTCACGACTCAACGGGCTCTTGACTTCTTTATCAATTAAACGAGCCAGTGGACGAGCACCCATTTTAGGATCGTAACCTCGTTCAGCTAACCAATCTTTGGCTTTTGTGTCGATTTTGATTTGAATTTCTTTATCACCTAACTGATCATTCAGCTCACCGATAAATTTATCCACAATCGCACAAACGAATTCTTGACTGAGTTTGTTAAACTTAATTACAGAATCTAGTCTGTTACGGAACTCTGGCGGGAAGAACTGTTTGATAGCTTTGTCGTCTTCCCCACTTCTTTCTAGGTCGCCAAATCCAATGGTGTTTCTTTCATTGTCTGCCGCACCTAGGTTACTGGTCATAATTAAAATACAGTTTCGACCATCTGCTTGTTTGCCGTTTGAACCTGTTACAAAACCATTGTCCATAAACTGTAGTAAAATATTACTCACGTCCGAGTGTGACTTTTCGATTTCGTCTAGCAACAACACACAATTAGGGTTTTCTTGTAGCTTGGTAATTAACTGTCCAGCATCTTCTTCATAACCTACATAACCCGGAGGTGCACCGATTAACTTGGCAACACTGTGTTTTTCCTGATACTCTGACATATCAAAACGTACCAACGGCATACCCATCTTTTCACTTAGCTGTTTTGCCGTTTCGGTCTTACCACAGCCTGTTGGACCTAAGAATAAAAAACTACCCACAGGACGGTTCGGAGACTTCAGTCCACTCTGCGAAATAAAGATTTTGTCTAACAATACATCTACAGCATCGTCTTGTCCAAACACAGAGGCTTTCATATTCTCTTCAAGCCCAGATAGGTTTTTGCTTTCTTTTTGTGCTACAGTTTCCAACGGCATATGAATCATTTTTGAAAGTTCGTACGTTACCTGCTCGATATCTACAATCTGTGTAATTCCTTCCTCTGCGGCATCAACGTCTCTGAGTTTGTAACGAGCACTTGCACAGTCGATAATGTCAATAGCCTTGTCGGGCAGTTTCTTGTCTGCCATATACTTGACCGACAGTTTTACAGCCTGCTCAATCGCCGCATCAGTAATGTTTACATTGTGATGCTCTTCGTAATATTTCTTAATGCCTTGGATAATTTCCACGGTGAGCTCTGCTGTAGGCTCATCGACGGTTACTCGTTGGAATCGACGCATAAGAGCACGATCCTTTTCAAAATACTTGCGATACTCTTCCCAAGTAGTACTCGCAATAACTTTTAGATTGCCTTTGGTAAGTGCTGGCTTAAGCATATTGCTGAGATCGTTGGCATTTTGTGTGCTTGATCCAGCACCACTCATCATATGAGCTTCGTCAATAAACAGAATTGTTTTGCCTTTTTTGTCTAATGCTTTTAGAACAGCCTTGATACGTTCTTCAAAATCTCCACGATACTTGGAACCTGCTACTAACGATCCGATGTCTAAACTGATAACTTCGTGGTCTTGAATAAATTTAGGAGCATTACCTTCGTAAATGTTTCGAGCAAGACCTTCAGCGATAGCAGTTTTGCCCACGCCCGGATCTCCTACCATTAATACATTTGCTTTGTTACGGCGAGCAAGAACAAGCTGAATTTCTTCGATTTCTGTGTCTCTGCCGATAACAGGATCGATCTTGTCTTTGCGAGCCTTTTCAGATAAATTATCACAGAATTGATCGATAATCTTGTCAGGCTTTCCTGAGCTGGTCATTTGTTCAATTGAGCCTTGTTCGTATTCTTCATCGCCTGTTAGAACTTCTCGAAAGTGTTCAACAAATTTTTCTTTTGTAATTCCGCCCTTTTGCAGAAAATAATACGCAAAACTGTTTTTCTCTCCAAGCACACTAATAATAACATCAGCTACTTCTAACTCGTTCCTGCCGCTGAATAGAACCTGTGTGAAACATCTATTAAGCACTCGCTCTACTGAATTAGTTTTTTCTGGTTTTGTAACAGGATCCTCAATTCGAATGTCGTTTAAATTGTTTTTGAGATAATGATCTAGATTTTGTTTAATGTAATCAACATCGGCACCGTATTCTTTTAGTGCTTCGTATGACTCATCATCTGCAAAAATAGAATAAACTAAATGTTCAATGGTGATATATTGATGCCCTAACTGTTTTGCATTGTCAACAGCGGAATCAAAAATTTCTTGCAGCTTTGCACTGGGTTCAATCATGTTATTTCTTTTTCCTTAGTTTCTTCATAGCTAATTTTAACTTCAATGGGGATACAATGTCAACAAAACATACACCATTTAGGTGATCTAATTCGTGTTGAAAACATTTTGAAAGATAGCCGTCAATTTTGACTTCTCGATAATCGCCCTTGGCATCTTGATATCCAGCAACAACCCAACTAGGTCTTTTAATGTGTAGATATAATCCGGGATAACTTAAACATCCTTCTTGGTCTAAAACCATTTCTTCGCTGGACTCAATGATGGCTGGATTAAACAGAGCAAATGGTTTTGGAAATCCTGGAATGTCTCTAGCACCCATTGTAAACACACGTTTGGTTATTCCAATTTGGTTCGCCGCTAACCCGATGCCTCTGTTGTTTAACATAAATTGGCACATTTCGTGCTCTAATTGTTCAGAATCTTGATCCAACCCGAAATCCCACGGAGTGCTAGATTGGGTTAAACTTTCGTGAGGTCCTAGTTTAAATTCCATGTTTAATTTCCTTGATTTTTTCTATCTGTTCGGCTGACAGATTTTTAGGTATTTCAACCTTTATTTTAACATGAAGATTGCCTTTTTTCCTAGATCTCATATCGGGTAATCCTTCATTCTTACAACTTAAAAGAGTATTCGGTTGAACTCCTTTAGGAATTGTAATATTAAGATTTTTGCCTTCTAGAGTTTTTATATCTATAGAACCGCCAATCATAGCTGTGAACGCATCAACTTTTACTTCAGTTTCTATATTGCTTCCTTTTCTAATAAATCTACTATGAGGAAGTACAATAATGTTTAGCATTAAATCCCCAGGAGGAAGTTGCCGTATAGCTTGCTCGCCCATACCTTGATATCTAATACTTTGGCCGTGTTCGATTCCTGGAGGAACACTTACATTTACTAAATTCTTTTTCCCGTCAGGCATAATTATCTCTGCATTTATGTCCTTGCCTCTAAGGACATCTTCTAGGGTAATTTCTATACCTACATTTATTGTTTTATTTTTACGTGCCTGCCCTTGAAAACCAAATCCAAAATCATGAAAAGGGTCGCCAAAATGAAATTCAAACGGTCCTTGACGATAACCTCCGCCTTGCTGGTTAGGATCAGCACCCATGTCGTACATTTGTTTTTTCTGAGGATCAGTCAGTATATCATAAGCTGATTGTATCTCTGCAAATTTACGGTCGTCACCTCCGCGATCGGGGTGATGCTTCATCGCTAGTTTGCGATAAGCTTTTTTAATTTCATCTGGAGTGGCGTTTTGAGAAACGCCTAAGGTGCTGTAATAGTCCATATAATATACTTAGCACCTTAGACAATGCATTTAAAAATTATTACTTAGACGGTGTGTCTTTTTTGCCTTTCTGTGCAATAGCATCAGCACCAAAGAACGCCGAAACTAATACAGCAATTGACGCAAAGTATGTTGGCGCAATGTCAGCAATAAGTTGAGCGGCCGTATCTAGCCCGAATGCTGATGTTAGGAAAATACCAATTGGGTAAAGTAATAGTCCGAACAGTGCAAACCATGCCATTTTACGAATAGCATCGCGTTGTGCATCTGCATCTTCTAGTTCCTTACGCTTGAATTCCAAGTGCATCTCCATTTCTTCTTTAGAGATATGTCCGTCGCCGTTTGCGTCCATACCTTCAACGCATTCTGCGTCAATAGTTTTAGTATCTGCCATTATAAATCGCTCCTCTTCAATGGTATATGTATTTATTTTTCTAACTTAGCAATCCGAGCTTCTAACTCGTCTATTTTTTTAGTAACATGTGGATACTTTTTACGCCAAGCATCCGTTGGTTGTTCTAACCAAGCCCAGCCATATCTTTCAACCAAGAAGTCGAGATATTGATCTACTTTGCCGTAGAACCAAATACCTGCTCTTGTGTCTTTGAGATATGCTAGTGCAATAGCACCAATGATAGAACCGCCAATAGCAGTCCAAATCCATAGTGTATCGCTGAACATTCTGTCAATCATTTCTAACATAACAAACCCTCGTTGTTATGTATATTTATTGGTTAAGTGGAGTTTCTGAGACCACAGTATCGTCTGCATTGGGATCCACAGCATCTTCGTAGTATACAATGATCTGTGTTTGTTGATTTATAAATCTACGCATCTCTGCAATGTTAAGCGCAAGGTTTTCATAGTCTTTCATTGATAGCGCGACAAAGGCAACTTCACCATGACGTTCTTTGAACTCCGCAAGGAAGTCGTCTAGTATACGTTCGTTAACAACATACACTCTTACATCATTGAGCTGTACTGGCTTCGGACGGCTCACTGTCGGTACTTGCGTCTTCTCCACTTTGGTTACTACTTTGATCTCCGGCTCTGGGCTGGGTATCAGACTGCAACCAGTTAGGTAAAGGGCGGTTAGCATCGCCGCCAGTATCTTCAATGATGCCGCGCCATAGTTTTGCTGTAGCGCCATTCATCTTCCCTTCTAAGGTTTCTGCATCTCGTAATGCATCTTGTACAAGATCTAATCTATTCAATTTGCTTTGTAGTTCGTCGCCATATGCTTCTGCGGCTTGTAGATCTGCTTGCAATTGTTGATTTAGTTCTTGAAATTTCGCCATGTCTTGTTGAAGCATTTCTATGCTTGCTTCTGATATTTCAACGGCTGTTTCTAGTTTTGCGTTATTCTCACGCAGTGTAGCGATTGTTGCTTGTGTAGTATCATAATAGTACTTGGCACCATATGCAAAGGTGCCAAGCACACCTACTATAATTAATATAGCATATATCTTGAGCATTACTTTTTCAGTCGTTTTACAAAGTCGATAATGCCGTCAAGTTTCCAACGGATAACCCAACCTAGGCCAAACCCAACAATGAATCCTAATGTCATAAACATTATGCATTGATCCCCACTGAGTATTCAGTCTTGCCGTCGATGCGAGTTGCTGTCAAGCACTCACCGCGATTGTCGCCGTCTGCAAGATATGAAACGTGTACCCAACCTGAATCAGGGATGCCTGGAGTATAAAACTCGAGGATCAGTTGATCGAATTCTAGGTTGTCACGAATCCATTCTGCAAGCTCTGCATTTGGCACACCCGGTACTTCAATGTCAGCCGCTTCACCTTTGCAATGCTGTGAACGTGAACTGCCGCCTACCGCTTCGTTAAGTTCTGGCGAACGATAGCCACTGTTGAGCACAGTAGGACCAAAATGATCTCTTACCTTTTGCACAACATTTTCAAACAGTGCAACTGCGGCATCTAGGTGCTCGCCTTGTGGTGTGTTGTCAATACCCTTTCTTTCTGCTGTTTGGCTCTTTGTAAACTCAGCCATTGTGAAATTTTCTGATAAACGCATTATATCCTCCTCTTTAGTAGCATTGCCTTATCTTCGTTGGTAAACAAAAAACTGTTACCATACTTACTTATTCCGTAGTCTCCTAAAACTTTAGTCAACCAAAACATTTCGGCGGTGGCGGTGTCGTCCATAGCTTCTGCACCTTCCAGTACACTCTGCGGATCGTCAACATCTATTTTTTCTAGTTGTATCTCTACACCAAACGGCTTTTTAATGGTAATAATGTTATCTTCTAGAACCAGATCGTCCATGAGAGTTTTATTGAAGAACGATTTAACTTCTTCAGTCTTTACTTTCTGAACAACATTTTCGTACATTTCTTTTGATGTGGGAATTTTGTTTTGTAAATTTTCTGTGGTAGCTTTCAACGCTTTTTTATCTTTGTAATAACGGAAGCCCCATTCGTCGATTCCCGTTAGCTTAGATGCACCATCGAGAATTTCTTCAATGTGATTTGCAAGATCTTTGGATCTGTCAATCTCTACAAATATGCTATATTCTCCGTCGTTATTTTCTCCAGAACTTATGTCGGCGTCTAACACAAAGTTATAACCTTTTTCCACAAACTCCATAAAATCTTTTGCAGGATAACGATCTTTAGAGCGGAAGGTAAGCACACATACGTCTGCATCTTCCCCCATTTTAGATTTAAATGCATCAATGTCAAAAACAGGTTTCACAAGATTTTTTAGATCGTTCTGTCTTAGACCTTCGTTTAACTTAGACATTAGGAACTTCTCCTTCTGGAGCTGCCTGTTCTACAGGTTCTGGTTGCATAGCGGTAGCGTTGATTGCTCCGTGATCTAGCATATCCTGAACTTTGTTTCGATCTAGCTGTTGGTATCCTCTTTGAATATTATGCATTAGTCTTTTAGGCATACAGATTTTAATCATCCAAACAGGTTCTAGGTCAATCTTTCCTTTTTTAGTCCCAGGACGAATGTCTCCTGGTTTTTTAATTTTTCTAACCGTTGAAAATATACTTTCTGCAAATTTAATTTCGCATCCATAATCCTTGAGTTTGACTCCTCCTCTAGGATCGGGCATTTTTTCTTTTGGCCACATAAATGTGCATTCAACAAAATAACGAGATTCTGCAGGTCCTTGCACAAGTTCTCCATCGAACCAGTTGTCGTAGACATAGATATCTAATTCATCTAGTACTCGCTCGAAGTCTTTGAGAATATTTAAGCTATTGTTCGAACCATAAATCTGTTCTACGTTAGCAATTACGTCTTTAATATCGGTCATAGTTTCTCCTGCATAGTATTTATCGTCAAAACATTATATTAAACTATAATTTTTTCCTTACCTTGTTAAATACTTTTGTGTTCGATCGCGGACACAGCTAAAAACAAGGTCCGTGTCTAACACAAACAAGGAGGACATACCTTTATATGAAGCGAAAAAACAAACAAGCAGGTAACACTGCTGAAAACATTCATTTCATGGATTCTCACAGATCCAATAAGAAACGAGTTCAAATATATCCAAAGAACATAAGCCAAGAAAACTATCTATTAAAACTTAATGAGGAGGAAAAACATATTGTATTTGCCATTGGTCCAGCAGGAACGGGCAAAACTATGTTGGCTGTTCAGTGGGCTATTGATGAATTAAAATACGGAGATGCTGATAAAATCGTTATTACTCGCCCTGCGGTGAGTGTAGACGAATCACACGGTTTCCTACCAGGTGATCTAAACCAAAAAATGGAACCGTGGACCAAACCCATCTTTGATGTATTCGCTGAAAATTTTTGTGCCAAAGAAGTAGAGAGACAAGTTCGTGAGGGGGTGATTGAGACGAGTCCACTGGCATATATGCGAGGAAGAACATTTAAGAATGCTGTCATCATTGCTGATGAGATGCAAAATGCCACGCCAAGTCAAATGAAAATGCTATTGACTAGACTGGGCCAAGGAAGCAAAATGATCGTGACCGGTGATCTACAGCAGGCCGATCGACCAAGCAATAATGGATTACTCGAATTCCTTGGGTTGTATAACAACTTCCAGAATCACCGCTATGTAGATATCTGTCATTTTACGGTGAATGACATTGAAAGACACGAAGCAGTTAAAGAAATTTTGGCAATCTACGGGGAGGATTAAACAGGAAAGGGGCTTCGGCCCCTTGCCTACCAAATACCCAATACTCGACCGTTGCCTGTGATAATAGCAAGACAAGTGACGATATGCAATATCACCCAACCCGTTCTTATAATAGCGACACGGTCTGCTTTGTGATCTTCGTCATAAGCCTTTTGGCCTATTGCTTTGCACCAGTACTCCCACATTAGGTATCGGCAATCATTTTAGCCAGAAGAAAAACAATACCAATGATTAACAATGTAAATCCGTCCATTATCCTTCACGCTCCAAGTCCCACTTTACGCGATTAGGTGGGGCAGGCTCTGACGTTTTGCGTTCTGCGGTGAACACAAAGAATGTGAAGAACACACAGGTGATCAGAGCAATGTGCCCAATGATGTTGTAGCCAATGAACAACAACTCTGCTGTGTAGATACCAAAACCAATACACCACATAGCTGCCAGCAGATTGCTAACCAGATACTTGTATTCCATGGGTGCGGTTTTTAGTGCGTTTTTTGTGCCATCCAATAGCCCATAGGCAAATGTGCCCAAGTTAATCCAACCAGTCATATGCTATTTCCTCTTTGATTTGTGTTTGTTCGTATCATAGACGTATCCGCCGACGAACACGCCTAGCAGTATACCTACTATTAATACTATAGCCAACACGGCCATGTGTCAACCTCTTAGAAAGATAGGCAACACAAAGATAAGAAAAACCAGCAACCAAAAGTTTAGATAAAGTCTATCCAATTTGTCACTCATTTTCTTGATGCGAAATACTTCACCTTCGATGTATTTCTGCAGGGTAGGATCATCCGTGGTCCGACGTGCTACTTCTTGTGCTTCTCGTTCATACTCATCGTCTGTTTGACCAAACATATTAGCCTCCGGGTTTTTTACTGAACAGTTCAGTTTTGTTTTCTATAGCAGAATATTTTTCGTATTCAGGTAACGGATCTTTTTCTTCGGTGATGTTAGGCCAGATCTGAGAAAAATATTCGTTGTGCTTGTACCACTTGTCCTCTGCGTCGTCTGTTGCATAAATTGCAAGCTCAGGACATTCTGGTTCACATACGCCACAATCGATACATTCGTCTGGATTGATTACCAGCATATTCTCACCTTCGTAGAAGCAATCGACTGGACAAACGGAAATACAGGTAGTGTGTTTGCACATGATACATTTATCATCTACTACATATGCCATTATTTTACCTCAAAAAATTTATTAAATATTTCATCAGGAACTTCGTACCATTGTTCTGCATCTTCGTAAATAATTTTAAAAGGATGTTCAAAAAACATCATGGTATGTCTGCTATTAGGATTCATAAAAAACGTTATTTCTATATGTGATTCAGTAAAAGGTCTACTATAATTTCGGCCTAAATACCAAGACTGTTCTGTATGTTCTTTGTTCCAATCTGGACCAAATTGTTTAGTTAAGTATTCGTACATCTCTTCGACAGAAGTTTTACGATTCTTAAGATGGACTGTGAAACTTTTTATAATTTTAGGCATTATAATCTCCCTAGTTTAATTAAGGTTGCTGCAAGATTAATTTCCGGATCAGCTACAAGTGTGTGATCTACTAAACCCTGCTTGATGATCAATACAGCCTTGTCTTGATTTTCATCTTCACCGAAGATTTCTAGGTTGTCATACAGCCAGCGATAGACTTCTTCCATTTCCTCTGCTCGAATTTTACCACACAGTAGTTTTCTAGCATCTTGGATCTTTCCAGCCTTGAAAAGTTCCACCATTTCGAACTTCCAATCTGCTTCCCCTTCATCTCCTTTGCTGGGTGCGTGTAATTCGCCACCGGAGACATTTTGCTGTACCATATTGATACACTTGCGAAGATCAGGATACGCAACCTTAACATAATTATCCAGTGTATCCAGATCAAATGCAACGTTCTCTTCTACAAGGATAGTTGCTACTCGTGCTGTAAATTCAGTTTGATCAATTCTTTCGATGTGGAATCCTTGACAACGACTGTGAATAGCAGGAATAATTCTGTTAGGATAGTTACAGGTTAAAATAAATCTAGCAGTTGCGTGATATTCTTCCATTACTCCGCGCAGAGCTGCTTGTGCGTTCGGCGACAAATAATCAGCCTCATCCAACAGCACAACTTTGAATGGACCAAACGGAATCATTTGTACAAAGTTTGTGATCTTATCTCGAACATCTTCCACTGAGTTTGTGCGACTAGCGTTAATCTCTAGCACATCATAGTCCTCAATGCCTAATTCGTTGATAAGTACCTTGGCCATTGTGGTCTTACCAATACCTGCCGCACCGCTAAACAGCAAATGCGGAATCGACACATCCTCAACCCAAGATCTAACCTGCGATCTTTGATGCTCGTCTCTAAAAACATAGTCTTCAATTGTTTTAGGCCTGTACGCCTCAACCCATAATTCTTTCATTCTTGCCTCTGCCAAGTGTTGTTTGTACTGTGAATAAATGCTCCTGCAAATTCGTATTTGTTCCAGCGTTCTGGTTCAATAAGCGAAAGCAAATATTCTTCTCCTGTCCAATATAGATAATAAGTTTCTCCTACTATTGGTATAAAGTTATACTTTGCATTATAGCAAAGTTCTGTGTCTTTTGCAAGATCTAATAGCTCATTATATTCTTTTTTGATTTCTTCAAGTCGTCGGTACAAATGATGATTCGCTAGTGGCACTCGTTCCTTGAACTTTGCTACATCAGGCACAGTGATAGCAGGGGCACCAACGTTGCTGCCGTATGGCAACATCATCGGATTATCTGCTACTCGATCAGGTTTTTTATTCGACATATGGACTGAGATTAGGAGGAGTCCATCCCTCGGGCTTTAATACTTTCCCGTCTTCACGCTTGCGTACCTTGCCCGTGTCTGGATCAATCTTGGCAAAGTTAGTACGCATTACTTCCTGCCAGGCACCTTCTCCGTCCCACCCTGCGGCACGAATAGCACCCATAGTAACAACAAGAATGTCAACTAGAGCATCTAGCTGTTCAACACGATCATTATCTGCTACAGCATCTACAAGTTCACGCATTTCTTCTTGAATAAGATCGAGATACATAGCATAGTTTTCTTCACTGGGCTCTTGGTCACACGCTGTTTGAAACGTGTCAATATCTTCGAATGGATTCATTAATACCTCTTATTGATCTACAAACAAACTAGGGTCGACATCAAATCCTTGACCGTCGTTATATTCGTTGCCGATGTAATTTGTATCTGGCTTGCCTTCGCCGTTCCAAATGCCTAAAACACAGTCAGGATCGATTTTTTGAATTCCAATTTCGCCGTCACCGCTGTCTACTTTGATTTTTCGACTCCATCTTCCGTGCTCGATTAAAATCCATTGTCCGACAGAAAATTCTTTTTGTTCTGGACCTACATCGAATACCTTTGCCCATCTAGGTTTTACACCGTGATTTTTTCCGTCATCTGATCCTATGATAATACCGCTCTCGGTTTTTATCTCGCCAAATTCCATTTCTGTTACAAGAACATCTTCTCCAATTGCTTTGATATTTCCTTGAATTGTATATAATGACATAGTTATACCTTATTTCCCGTCTTTGATCGATCTTGGATTTTTCTTGTAGTAATCGTCTAAAATTTCTTCTCTGGTTCTAACAACTTTTCCACCTTTTCCAATTTCATCGCCACGGGCATTAACTTTCATATTGCCAACCGCAGGCGTTGTTTCATTTTTGAGGTTAAGTTTTTCCATGTCAACTTCTTTACCTCTCATACTTCTTACAATTCTAGCCATTTGTTTCTCCTTTAAAGAATTCTTCTATGGGTATGTCGTATTTTATGCTGTCAATTTTATGAACTCCGAGCAAGAATAGAACATAACTTGCCACGCTTGAACCACGACCCACACCCCACACTATGTTGTTTTTTCTAAGTGTATCTATCACGTATTTAATAGCCTGTAGCACAGGAATAAAATTATTTTCTCTGTATAATTCTAACTCTAGTTCTACCCTGTTCCTTTCTTTTTCTGTCACACACAAATCCAAACAAAATTTTTCAACGTCAAGCGATTTGTACTCTTCGGGAATAAACCAGTTTGAAGGATCTACGGTTGTCTGTGGTACGGGATAGTCTAGATATTCTTCGGATATTCTGTCTAGGTATAGTTTGACATCGTCAGCGGTATTGCATCTTTCTAAAATGTCGACACCGTGTGTTATTATACCTTCAACTAGCTGATCTGTTGTGTTAGTCCACATTAATTAGTTGATCCAAATCGTCGTCGTTGTTGTCTGATAATTTTCTCTTCATAGCACGTGATTGTAGTTCATCTCTATATATTGTAATAAAGTTTTGAACCTGTGTCAAGAGATTATTATTGCCAAGACGAGCAATTTGGTAGTATTTTTTTGTAAGCTCTGAAATCTTTTGATCTAGATCAGTTTCAGAAAGCTGTGATAGATCTTCCATGAAAGGATTAATCATTCGCTAAACTGTCCTACATACTTCATAAACAGTGTATTCGAAACAGGATGTCTCCACACGTCGACTATAATTGGATCAGTAGTACTATTAACAGTTAGTGTCCCAGGAAAGTCAGCATCTTTTTTAATAATAGTACCTGCAGATGTTACAAAATTAATAGTCCAAGATCCGCCAGTGCTGTATAATTCTAAGATTACATGCCCAGCTCCGTTTTCTACAGTTTCAGTGCCTGCAGGATCTCCAGGGAAGTTTGTAAATTCAAATGTTTTATTAGAATTTATATTAATAATGTGATAACTACCTGATGTAAAATCGATTTCTATAGTAGAGACACTCGGATCAGGAGTTCCTCTATCATTTGCTAACATACTGGTATTTTGAAACACAGCATTTTCTATGATATTTGAATTAAAATTATTGTTTTGGTCTAACCTTGCACCGTTATCTTCGATATCTGTAATTTCTTCTTTTGAAATTCTAAGACTGTTTTTGATGGTGTCAAAGTTGTCTCTGAAAACCTGTGTATCATTATCTTGTCCTGCTACAGGAAAGTTTTCATTAATGCTTAGGTAATTTATTTCACTCACGGTAATTTTTCTCCACGTTGCGGAAATGCAAGGTATTTATCCTCAAATTCTCCGTCTATTACATCTATTATATATCTATCTGCTACAAAGTCAATAGATTTAAAATCAAAGCTACTTGCTCTGATTCTTGCCATTATGCTGTCTCCTCTACCCGGCTTGGCATAGCATAAAACTAGAGCCTTGGTATAACCTAATTCGTATTGTGCGGTATCTTGAATACTTCGCATCCATAAAGGAAGATATGTTCTATCTTGATCTCCAACACTTTCTATTCTTTCGCGCATATTTCTAACACTGTTAGGAAATATTCTTTGATGATCTGCATCACTTACGAACGGAATATCACTATCTATACTAATTGCATCATAGCTTACTAATACTTTGCTTTCTATGTTATCTTTTAACTCTACTGTATCCTTTATACTTTTTCCGTTTTTTTCGTATTCATCGATTACATCCACATATATAACTTCGTATATCGTCTCTTGTGTCGTAAGGTCTTTTGCTTTGGCTTTTCTAAGATTTCCAAATCGAAAACGTTTTCTGTAATGGTTTCTGCTAATAGCCTGAACATAATTTACAGCTTCTACACTTTCTATGCCGGCATAAATTAAAACTTTTAAATCTGATTGCACACTAAAGTTTGTATCTCCGTACCTGAAAAGATCGTTAGGCTCAAAAATAGTAGCATCGGTAATAAAATTAAACCAATCAAGTCTTTTTTCTTTAGATTGTAACGCTCGTAAATATAAATTCGCAAAAGTTTTTTCGCCTTCTGCATTTACTGTGATAGCGAAAGTTCGACTTTCTTCTGCAAAATTAGCATAGTCGGATGCTTTTATTGTAATGTCAAATTTTCTATCAAATGTTGTAGTAGCTCCGTCGAATGTGGTATTAAAAGTTCGTGAACCGCTAGAATCAACCAGACTCGAATCAGCATCGTAAAATCTAGTTAACCCTAAGCTGTCATCATCTGCAAACTGTTGTACTTTTCCTTGTATTACGCCTGTTGGTAAAAATGAAAGCCCAGGAGGAAGATCTCCGTCTACTAATTCATAGTTCACTCGTCCTCCATAAATTGTCGATTCTGCTTCAACACTTAGCAAACTAGGACGATTTGGTTGAATAGTTCCTAGGTCCGAATCTGTCTTCCAAGTTATTGTGCTTTCAAGTTCTCCTAGCAGGTCAAGAGTGAATGTGCGAGAAGCAGACGAAAATTCCGGAATCCAATATTCTGTATCAGTATTCGGCGGAATATTTCTATGTTCCTGAATACATATGTAAATTAGTCCTAGAAATCTAACAGCTTGATCGGGTTGATATGTTTCCTGTGAACTCCAGTCTCCAACTAGTGTGTAATCTGTTGTTACTGTGGCATCTAAATTTATCGCAACTACTGTAAATTTATATGATTTTGTAATAGCAGATTGGTACGGGACAGCACCTGAAATATCGCCAGTAACACTATCTAATGATACACCCGGCGGCAACGTGCTAACACTTCCGTCAGGATTCGATTCTTGTAACAAATACGCTGTTGTTCCTCTTAAACTAGGAGGATCATATACATCTAACGGAATTGTGAGATAGTTATTCGCTCGCCATCTTCCCAAATACGGATCAGTGATCCAGAATGGAAGTCTATCAGAAGTATTATCTGCTTGAAATAGATTGGTATCGACCTGAACAATATTGTTATCTGCTTTTAAAAATTCTTCAGTAACTACATAAATTTTAAACAAACGAGTTACCACATTCCTACCATCAGTGACGGCAACAGTAAATGCATATGCTCTACTTAATTTTCTTGGAACTCTGCTTGTTTCTGTATAATCGAAATTATTAAGATCGTACAAATACGAATCATAGCCGTTGGTATTTAAATTTCCTATGTCTAGAGGAGCAACATCAAACGAACCTGTGTCGTATGCACCTGTGTTATCATTGTTAAACACGATAGAAAATACCGGATCGGTAAATCCGGAAATTCTTCCGGATCGTGAAATGCTTAGTCCTGGTGGTAATTGCCCTGCATTTGGAAACAAATAAAATTCCAGGCTGTCTCCGGCAACAATGTCCGGGTCAACCACTTCAAGTTGAAAGTCTACAAAAGCGTTATCTAAAACAAAGTAGGCATCGCCGTTGCCAACATTTAGAAATCCTTCCGGAGTGACCCATTCTGGAGCATCAGAACCATCAACTGAAATTTTAAATGTTCTATCTTTTTCGTCAATTCCGTCACTTGCACGAATAACAAATCGACTCTCGGTAAATTTTGTTACTTCAACCGGAGTTCCTACTATTAAAGAATTAAAAATTCTTAATCCTCTAGGAAGATTGCCAGCAATGATGGTATAAGTTACCGGACCAGAATCAGATGTTGCAGAAATAGGAATGCTTACGGTTTGTCGTTCGGCGTATATCCCTAAGTCGCCTGCTGGAGTAACCCAATTAACTGCCAAGTTGGTCTCCTTACCCTATTACGCCGCAATCTAAAACAAGAGTACCTTCGAATGTTAAAGTTCCGAAATCGATATTAGAAGTCGCAAGAGATAATTGAGTAGTATACTTATATTGTGCATCTGAATCAAAATTTGTAGCAGGAGTTGCTGATTCTCCAGGAAGAGGCACTGGGTTGCCTCCGGGAGCTGTGACTTCTCCTAACGGACCAAAATCGTAATATGAAATTATTTCTGTAAAAGGAAGACTTGTTGTAAATCTTATGTCTGACCCGCCATTGGTGCTTACAATAATATCTTTGGTTTCGGTAATCGCTGTTGCAGAAGCTCTACCTCCCATCGTTAGTCTAGGAAAAGCAGATGCTCTTACAGTACCAGAATCAGTGTCAATTTGTACAAATGCATCAGGTGCATCGTTGTTTATAATAATACTTTCGGGGTTATCTACTAAATTAATATTATCGCCGCCGACGATGCTTTTAAATTCTAAATTTCCGTCAACTTTTTGTCTAAAAACACCAGCACCATTAATTCCAACATTGCTAGCTGTAAGACTGAGTTCGGTATCTAACTCGCTAAAGTTAGCATTAACTTTCTCAAATGCGGTGCGTAGATCGTCGCCTAGTCCGTCATTTACTCTGTTGCCGATGTTTATTGTTTGAATTGCCATTTATATGCTCTCTTTATAGTATTTACCGTTAAGTTCCTATCACCATAAAATGAAAACTATAACTACCGATGCTTTCATCTTGGAAAGGCACAACGGTCCCGCCACCCGGACCTATAGAATCAGTTACAACTCGCCATGCCTGGATTCTAAAACCGTTAGTTGATAAAGAATAAACTCCGCTAAATCTAGGTTGCGCGCCAGTATCCATAACAACATTAACCACATAGTCGTCGTTGCTCATTGGAGTATCGAAACTAATGAGCAAGTCGTTGCCAACCGTCGATACTGTAAAATTGCCTGAACTATTTCTTATACTAGTACCGTCGAGTTTGCCCCAGTGTGTAATGATATTTCTACCTTCAACATTGGCAGGAATTGTGCCAGTTAAATTATCTGCTGAAATTGTTCCATTCACACCATCCACCAATACGGTGCTGTCATCTGCAAACACGCTACCTTCTATATCTAGTGTTTGTGTAGGTAATACTGGAAGTCCGTTATTTTGTATTGCGACGCCTACAATAGAAGCATAATCTAGATCGTTTGTGAGATCGCTCAGAGCACTAGGTATAGTAGGAGTGTCGGTGATTTCATCGTAGCTTACAGTGGCTCCAACATCTGCACCGCCTATTTGCAGTTTACCGTCTACAATGCTAAGGGTAGTGCCGCCTAGGTCAATAGTGCTGCCACTAAGGTATAGATCACGGAAACGGTTTGTTGCACTGCCTAAATCTGCATTCAAATTTCCTGTAGGTAAAATATCTCCACCTACAGTTAAGTTGCTGGTTATTGTGGTTGCTTGATCTATGACTACGGCACTGCTATCAGTTGTGGTAAGTGTGCTGCCTGTAAATTCAAAAGCACCTAGATTTAGATCTGTATCTAAATTTAGTCCTAGTTCTGTGTATAGTTCATCGAAATTAGCATTAATTTTAGCAAAAGCAGAGCGTAAATTATCACCTGTTCTATCGTTTGCTGAAGTTCCTACGTTTACAGTTTGTTTTGTCATTTATTACGCTCCAGTTCCGCCGTTCAATGCTTTCACAAGTGTTGCTAATCTATCTAATGCTTCACCTACAGTTGTTGGAGCATCACCGTTCCAATCACCAGGTGTTGCAGGATAATATGTTAACGTTCCATCAATTCCATTTACCAACAGTGTCGAGTCATCGCCAAAAACTGATCCTATAAATGATCCTCTGATATCGTCAGAATGTACAGGACCTACTATTAATCCTTCAGCACCATCTACAAGTTTGGTAGAGTCATCTGCAAACACCGATCCGGTCATATCTCCTGTGTGATAACCGGTTAAGTTCCCTGTGATTACTGCATTAGCAATATTGACCAAAGATGTATTTGATGTTCCTATATTGATAACGCCGTTTTCTACACTGCCAGCACCACCTACTATAGTGACGCCGCCACCGTTACCAGCACCACCTGTGCCGCCACTTATTGTTGTTAGACCACCGTTACCTGCACTTCCGACACCTCCGCCGAAACTTGCATTACCGCCCACTGAACCAGTCCCTCCGGAAATAACTAATCCGCCGCCTGGACCGCCCGACCCAGTTCCACCGCCAATGCTTACCACGCCGCCAGTTCCTGCTGTTCCTGTACCGCCTCCTATAACAACCTGACCTCCAGTATCAGTACCGTTAGCGGCTCCTATAGTAATTGTTTGCCCGGTAGCATTTAAATTTCCGCCTTGACTAATAATAAGATTGGTTTCTATTACACTTGTGTCTACATTACCAACAATCTTACCTTCGACTGCATCTACCAGTTTAGTACTATCATCAGCAAATATTGATCCTGTAACATCGCCTGTATGATAGCCAGTTAAGTTTCCTGTTACATTACCTGTTACATTTCCAGTTAGGTTGCCCGTGATGTCTCCTGTAACATTTCCGATTAAATCACCAATAAATCCGCCAGGGGCATATATTTCTTGATTTGTAGCATCAACTAAAATAGACGAATCATTTGCAAAAACACTTCCGGAAATATCAATGTTCGGATCAACCCCAACGGTCAACGTATCAGTAGCAGCATCACTACTCATAACTATTCCGTAGCCTTGTACAAATGTAAATGTGTCGTTTACAGAATCCGATTCGATAGTGTTTATCAGTAAATCGCCCGAGATTACAAATCGAGTAAATGCCGATGTAGGGACCACCCCTGGATTTACCTGTATCTGCACCTCGCCGTCTGTTGTGTTCGCACTGATACCGAAGCTGCCAGTTACTGATAAAATACCTGTGTTTGTTATTTCTATATCACCCGATGTGCTATCTACTACAATTCCGCTTCCGCTTGCTCTAGAATCCGGCAGAGTAGTACTATTAGTCACACTAGTTACACCACTATTTGTAACAGTGATACTACCGGTTGATGTGTTAACATTTATTCCTGAACCTGCTATTAATTCAGTAACACCGGTGTTGTCGATGGTAATGCTTTCTGCCGAACTATCAACAGTCAGTTGTATAGCGGTTCCGCTTATCAGATTCAAACTATCTACGAATTCGTCAGCAACAATTACTTGATCATTGTCAACTTGTACTTCTTTGAAGAATGTTTTGTTTAAGTCAATTATTAATTGTCCATCAACAGTTGAATTAAGTGGAAGATCTACAGTTTCCCCAATTCCTTTAATTTGAGCGGCACCTAGCCATAATCCGTTAGTTTCGCCTATGTCTTCGATATATTCTCCAAGATGCAATTCTTTCCATCTATAAAAAGAACTTCCCAAACTTAGTGTTGTTGTTTCGCCTGGTATGATGCTTGATTCGAAATTTTCAAAGTCGAGTGCGGTAAAATCAGTCAGTCCTTGAATGGTGCCGCCGCCGGAAGCGTATGCATCAAAGCCTGAGCCGTCTACTGGAGCGGTTTGAGAAGAATCGGTATAAAGATCAACTTCGTCCTCGCTAACTCGTCCGGCATAGTATGTATTTCCGTCTAATTGACTTATTCCTGTGTTGTTTATAAACACCTGCTGTCCGCTAATAATGCCGGATTGATTTGAAGTTAATACAATTCGAACCGGATTATCTAGTTCAACATGTGCAATATCAAATGCAATTGTTCTTCCTAAAGAACTTCCAATTATTGTGAAGTTTTCATTAATTTGTTGAAAAGCTTCATAAACATTGCTCCAAAGAATCGGTGGTGCACCAATGCCGATGCTATTATCGTATGCCATTTATGATCTCCCTACCGCTACTTCAATTGTGCCAACATGTTCTGAATTATAGTTTTCCAATGCTTTTCCTAATATTGTACCTGTCTTTGCGTCACCTATTACAGCACATGCAACACCTTGGATTTCGCTTGTGGTAATAAGATCACCTTTTTCGATTTTGCCAACCACTTTGCACAACACTCGTCCTGCTAGTGCTAAAAGATTTTTATCTCCTGGACATGCACCATTCATAATGTATGCTGCATTATTAGAAATAACCCCGGCTACTTTTGTATCTGCATATTTTGTTGTTGTAGTGACTTCTTTATCGCCACCGAATATTAACACAGTGCCTGCTTCGTATACAGCATCGCCTTCATAATATTCTGCAAGATCAGCAGCATATGTAGCTTCAAATGTACTGTTCCCGACCAGTGTCCACGAGCCTTCTATAGATCCAGCTTCACCTTCGCCTCCGGTTGTAATTGCGGTTGTATTAACCTGCGAACACTCTATAGGTGCTAAACCTTCACCGTTCTGAGATCTAAAAATGTGATCGTCGTTCCAATATTCATTTCTGGCATCACTAGCAAACTCGCCATCGAATAACAATATACCGCCAGCTCCGGGAGTAGCGTCAGCAACCTCGCCTCCGTAGGTATACATTTGATTGTAACCACCACTTGCAGTTGTAGAACTATCAATTACAGGGAATCCATCTATATGTAGTTCTGATAAATCTGCAATTCTTGCACCAAAATCTCCATTTACATTTCTAACTATAAGTTTACTGGCTTCTGGCGCCGCCGCGGTTCCTACAGCCATATCTATTATAGAATAGTCTCCGTCACTCGAAGACGAAGAAGAATTGACTCTTCTAAGGAATCCCGTACTTCCGTATTGATTTTTCTTGATTGCCCCACCGAGGTCAACAACATTAGCGAACGTTACTTCACCGACATCGCCGGGAGTAGTAGCAGAATTACCAAGAACTGATCTTGCAGCTAGTGTTTCTAGTTTACCTCTTACAATTCCGTTATCTGTAAGTTCAATCCAACCATCTGTATCATCAAATTCGGCACTATTAAAGCTTGCTATGCCTAGGGTTGCTTGAATAGTCTGTTCGTCTCCAGTTTGTGCCGAAGCTCTAGTACCAGCTTTATTCATATTAAGTTTACTTTGCAATATAGCTTCTGAAGTAAACTCTGTATTGTCTGTTGGAAGTTTTATATTTGCATCGATTATGGTGTCATTATTAATTTGAACATTGATTTGATTCAACGAAGAATCAACTCCTGTCCTTAAATCAAACGTAATATCTCCAATTACCGTTGCATTTACTGAATTATTTCCATCGCCCGTAAAGACTAAAATATCTGATGAAGACGTATTGTTGCCTGCGTAATCTTGGAAATTTTCAAATGTCAAACTTCTTAAATTTACAGCATCTTGCGGATTTGCTGGATCTGACAATAATACAATTTTGTTATTGCCCAGGCTCATGTTTTCACGCATTGGCAATTGACCAGACAACGCCATGAAACCACCAGTTAACGATGGAATCATATTTTCATCTGGAACAAGTGCGCCGCTGTGTGTGACACCTAGCCGTTTGTCGATATAACCTCTAACAGCGTTTTCTGTAGGAACAGTATCAGTTGCATTGTCTACAAAGGTATTGTCGACTGAAAATTCAGATACCGCAACACCTCTTTTAAATCCAATACCATCTAAATTTGATAATGCGATTGCCGCAGAAAATGTAACTCGACCAGTTCCTTGATCTACAGTAAAGAACGGTCCAACACGGAAATTACCAAATTGGTCAGTGGTTACGTAGAATACACGACCAACATCTCGCTCGTCAACTTCGCCTTCTTGGTCGACAGGGTTAACCGGACCTCCGAAAATTTCATTAGGATAGTTTGTGTCTGCATATGATCCTGTTCCTATTTCTAATAGATCATGAGAAGTAACACGAGTTAACGAAATTCTAATAGTAAGTCTGCCTTCGGCGCCCAAAGTTCTAATAGGAACTGCACCTTTTGCATTGTAAGAACCTTCGTACTCTATTAATGAATCAACTAACGGTCTATTTAGAGTTACTCGCCCAAATGCTTCACCAGTAGCCACTGTATTTTCATACGCAGTTACAATATATTCTTCTCCTTTAAAGAGAACTTTACACCCGAGTACTCGAGATTCTTCTTCTACAGGAACGGCTGTAACCGCAAAAAATTCGTCGCCTGGACGACCGTATATGAGTCCTACCTTAGCAGAACTGGTATTTCCGCCTCCCTCAGTAATAATTTCTTCTGTTCCGGCTAAATTAGGCGGAGCAAAACTAATAGTAAACTTAGTCGATCCGGCCCCTACACTGTCGGGGTCGGGATCAAATACAAAGTACTTTAATTGATTCGATAGCCCAGTCGGAAAAATATCTTCATCGTTATTGGTAGCAAACCCGATCGAATCGCCCTGACTAAAACCGTGAGCACCGGATGTTGTAAATACTGCAGGGTTAGGAGCACTATCAGTTTGAATTGTAACATCGGTAAGTGATACAAATTCACCAGGTTGCGCTAAAGTAAGATCTATATAATCATAATTTTCTCTTAATATTGTGTCGGTTATTCCGTCCACACTATAAACATGCTTTCCTGAACCAGTATCATCTAAACTTACAGGTGCGCCATCTCTGGTCTCTGCTATTCTAAAACTTAATGTTTCTAATCCCTCCGGAGAAACAAAATACACCGTGTCGTTGTCTATACCAACAGGAAGTGTTCCTGAACTATCGAAAATCAGTGAGTAGTTTACTGTTAATTTATGAGGAACAACAAATTTAGTTGTAAAAATACCCCCTGTTAATGTTAACGCACTGCCGCCGACAGCAGCACTGAGTTTTACTCTTTGATAGTCTACTAATTCTGTAACAAAATATGTTACTCCCTCAGTTAACCCGTTAGCTGTGGTTTGCGGAATCACCGGATCGTCTAAACGAAGACCAGTATTAAATTCAAACACAACGGTCTCATTGTCACTTTCTATTTCTGTTGCCTGTGCAAGAACGGTAACATCTGTAGGACTTGTATCTGTAAACTCTACTTCGAAAGGACCTCTTTCGTCTTCAACTGCATCAAATTGTAACACTCGATATACAGTATCCGGTTGCCCTTCTCTATTGCTGGTTTCTGTCAATACCAAACCAGTTGACGGTCTTACCGCAACATCTTCCAAGCCGCCAGTAAGCACAATTTTAGAATTAGATCTAATGGACATTTTTGTTCCGTTTGGAACAATAGCAAATAGTCCGTCACTAGATGCCTGTCCTTCATCTTCCTCATCTTCGCTAGACAAGTTTAATCTGGCTACGCCTTCAGGCAATCCCGATGTATCCACACTCGTAACTGGGTATCTAAAAATTAAATTTCCGTGATCTACTTCTAATTCTGCATTACCTCTCGGAACATAGTCATAGTTGAATACAAATATTTCTTTACCGCCTGCCTCATTTTTGTAGGTAGCATTTGGAAAATAACAATCTACTCTCTGTGCCAAGTCAAAAAACAAAGAGGTAGGAGTTGGAACTTCTAATGGATCCGAACCTTCTGCAACTAATGCATATACACCGTGAGCAGATGAGCCGCCTACCGAACGTATTTGCGCACCGTTTATGCTCATATAAGATGTATAACAATAGTATGTAAACATAGATACAGCTTCAGTTAGTCCGCCGTTTGTTGCCAACAGTCCATACCCCATATCTGCTATCTGAGTAAAGTCGTTGGATAACATAGATCTATTACCAGGCATCAGGATTTCAAAAAGATTTGCATTTTCATCAACAAAATCAATAACTTGACTTTGAATTGAGCTTTTTTCAGTCAACAGTGTAGTTCTAGAACTTTTTGCAATCGTAGGATAAGTGTACGCATCTAGATCAGGATATACAATTGTTGGCGCTGAGCCTGTACCGTTATTAACAATATCACTTGTATCAGCAAGAAGTGTTTCAATTTCAGATTGAATAGTAGCATCTGATGCAGGCAAACTGGTATCTTGAGGGACACTACTGTAATTAACACCAGGAGCACCATTGACGATTACGGTCTTTGCAAGATCCTTTAGATAATCAATCGAATCTACATATTCGTCCTTGAGATCTGAATCAATCTGTAGTTGAATCGCATCTCCAACGCCGTCGTAGTATTTTAGTCCGGCATCAACAGTTTGACTATTACCTCCATACAGTACATCATACACGAGTGCTTCTATAATATAGCGCATATCTCTTTTAAATGTGCTGATGTTTATATCTATGGTCGGGTAGGTGGTCTGCAGATATCCTGCAACTTCTTCCTCGATGAATTGGAAATTTGCTAACAAAATATCTTTTGCATTCGATATGTTAGAAGCAACACCTGTGGGTTCTGTAAATGTGAGAGGAGAAGCAAAAAATGCACCTCTATTAATCACGGTAGTAATCAAGTCTCCGGATAAAATTACCTGATCAGCGAGAGCCGGATTTACTTCCTCCGCTGCTAATTCGTGTGCAAGTGTAATTGCTCTTGCTGTTATATCTTGTTGATTTTCAATTACTTCGGCAGCATTTGCTAATCGATATGTAAGAGCAGATTTTCTAGAGTTGTAGTTGGTTCCTAATACTAGATCGTAGCCTAGTCCGTCTAAAATTAAACCAACATCTCGACTGCATATGTCGTCGTTGTACTGGAATACAGGAAACGGATACGGAGTTGTTTCATCGAGCACTAACGTTGCTGTTGAACCGCTCGGCGAGTAAGTAAAATCTCTTACGTAGTTTATACGATAAATTGTATCGCTAACAATAAATGATGCCGGAAGCTCTGGGAACCGGTCTAAGCCGCCTACTCTCAAACGTGTGTTTGAATCTTTTGATAATATTTGGAATTCTAAATTACCAGCAAATCCGTCAACAAACATTCCTCCTGCAAATATTTGAGCATCAATTGATCTAGAAAAACTTGCACACTCTTGTGCATACGGAGATTTAGCAAGAATCTGTCCTTGTGGGTCGAGCACAAGCATGAATCCACCATGGCCTTGACAGGTAATTGCCTGCCATCGTACTGTATCGTTAGCAAGGAAAACGTCCATGGCATTGTTTTCTTTAGGATAGTTAACACTTCCGCTGCCGTCGATTACATCTATAAATGAATCGTGTAAAAACCCAATAACATCATTTATACCGTCCTTGGAAATAAATGCACCGTCAATTATTTGCGGTTCCTCGGTTTGCGAAAGACTGGTAATTTCAGAGTTTTGTGTTATAAATTCTAATAAAGATTTTAATCTATTGAATGCAGCGGTAGTTTGCGATAGTTGCTCGTTGATAAACTTTCTGCCGCCAGCGTCTTGATAATATTTTAAGCCCGACGATATAGTTCTATTATACTCTCCGTATCTTAAATCAAATATATAGGAATCGACAAGGATTCCTATATTTGTTTTAAATTGTTCAGAATCATACTCGAAAGATGCAGTAAACGGAGCAGTTTCGTTTTCAACTTGATCGGCAATCCAGGCGATTATTTCATTTTGTAAGAATTTTTTGTTAAGAGCGATTAAGTCAGCTCCTTTATCAAAACCTCCCGGATTGTTTATTTTAGGATAAACCGGCTGACTAGTATCTTGTAGATAATGATAACCAAAAAATCTATCAGTAACCTGTAACCCGTCAATGACAGGATCTCTTCTAAATTTTTGGAAAGCCCATGGCGAGCTGGAGGTGCCTGATCTTGGGCGGACGATCACTCGTCTAAATTCATCACCTACAATTGAAGTATTGGTAGGCACTTTCAGCGGCATATTTTCTTCATAAATGCCGCTTTCTACCAATACAGTAATTTGAATCTGCTTGGCTCTGTCACCGTAAGTTATAGGTTCGTCTATTTCGAAGTTACCAAACTGAATATCAACATCAAAAAATTCTCTACCTTGCGAATCCAACTCGCCGTTGTGTCCTACAATTTGAGCCAATGCTCCGGAATTAACCCCTCTAAGGAAGAGTCCTTCTCTAATGTCTCTAGACCTAAATGCCTCTGGAGTTTCTGTTACAACATCGCCTGTGAAGTCAGTCCTAAACCCGTCGGTCCGTAATAAAAATCTAGGTATGTCAGCATTTACCGTCGGAATAGATGTAAATCCTGTGCCAGCGTCGGTAATTTCAATAGCGGTTATCTGTCCGCTATCAACCGTTGCAACACCAAATGCTCCGGTACCGTCATCACCGGTAATTCTAACCGAAACTAAACTATAACCGCTACCTGGATTTGTAATTGTAACATTGCTTACACTATAGGTAACATCAAATGTAGCACCAACTCCGTTAGTATCAGCTCCGTCGTCGATGGCATTTACAAGCGAAACAGTAGTGCCTGGAAGAACAGAGTATACCCCGGTAGAAATTAATCTAAATGTAGTTATAGGACCAAATGCTCCGTTGGTGCTTAAAACTTCTATTGTTGCGGCGGTTCCTGTGCCGCCTTTAATTTGTATTATTTCTCCTGGATTGTATCCACTTCCTGATGTTTTAAGAGAAATTGTAGATACACTCATAGTCGGAGTTCCTACAAATCCTGTTCCAGAAACAGGCGATGAAGAAATTTCGTCAAGAGTAGCAATACCGGCACGGTTATTAAATGTTAAAAGTTTTTCGTAAGGGCCAATTTCATTTTGTGATTCTAGAACAAGTTCTTCGGCACGTTTAAGAGCAGCTTCTAGTGTCCTAAAAGCATAAGCTAGTGCTCTACCTTGCAGGCTGGTATCAACATCAGGTCGTTCATCTTGCCCGCTGGTTGCCACATATAAGTTTACACTACTTCCAAATGCTGCATTATCGACGTATGATTTTGTGGCAGCAATAAGTCCGTCAAATCTATTATCATCGTCTGCTGTGGGATTCCTAGATAGGATCAACGGACCGGACATTTGACCAAACGCTGAATTGGTTGCATTTGTTTCAGGATCTATAGCATCTACACCTGCCAGCGATATTTTTGTATCGGTGTAACTTTTTGTCGACGCTTCATTGTCTGTTATAGGAGTAGCGAGATTATTAATTCTATACTGAACACCACCGAAAACCGCATTGAGATTTCCGCCCAGTTGTGGTGATTTATCAGCAGAGATTTCAGAAAATTCTGAACTTATGCGAATCTCGTTAGCATTTGTATCAGTATCAATAGCAATACCTACATCGCCTACAATCTGTTTAAATACTACACTGTCGGCCGTGCGATTAACGGTTAGAACAGCATCTTCATTACCAGCAAATGCGTCCGGAGTATCGCCTAGTCCTAAAAATGTAAGTCTTTCTCCGAGACCTAACGAACTATATAATTCTCGAAAGTTGTCATTTACTTTGCGAAATGAATCACGAATACTGTCACCAGTTCCGTCATTTCCAATTGTCCCGATATCAATAGGTTTTCTTGCCATAGTTTTCCCTAGCTGTTAATGTACTGATAAATATTTATCCGTATATTTTAAAAGCATAATGTAAATCATGTTCCTCAAAACAAAAAAAGTTACTACAAAGTATATTCGAGCTAGCAAACTCGGTAATCCGCACGAATATAAAAGATGCAAAACTGTTGCTGTATTGCAGTGTGACAATTGTGATAATATATTTGAAAGAGATTTAAAAAAAATTAATCGTAAGAGACTTAGCAACAATTATTTTCATGTTTGTTCAAAATGCGATGCAAAAAGATTTGCTCAAAGAAAAGGTGTAGAACAGAAAAAGATTTGGGATATGCCAGCTAGTATTGATTTGCCAGTTTCTAAATATTAAAATTATAGTTGATATCAAATACAGATTCTTTAACAATTTTGAATAAGTTTGTCAACGTTTTAAATGCTATCAAAGTAGTACTTTAGTCTAAAATCTTTTTTAGACAAGATAAGATCGTGTAATTTCTGTATCTTCTGTTTGTCTATTTCTAGTTTAAGGTTGAGATTTTCAGCAACTTTTTTTGCAAGATTGTAATGTTGCATCACGGTCGGATGTTCGTCGACAGCTGCATTTTTTTTGTTCTTTCTTACCCAAGGCTGATAATAAAATTTATAAGAACCTGCATAGTTGTCCCATAAATTATTTTCTAAAAAATTTTTATCGTGGTCTTTGATAGGGCTCAAACTCATTTGTAATATTTTACAACCTAAATTCTGTGCAATACTCTCAAAACAAATTTTATAGTTCACAGTTTTTTCAAATTCGTAGTCCGGGTTATACCAATCTTTAATTTTGCTGTAAACAAATAATCCTTCCCGGTCATGTTCATTTAGAACATTTCCTACGCTGTACCAATTATCCGGGCCGTTCAAATAATCAAATCTAGTTAATCCGCTCCATTGCATAATAACAATATCTTCACTGGATATTTTGTTTGATCTGTAATCTTCCATAAAGTAATAGAAGATTCTTTCATTTCCTGAGCCAGACGCACCTCTATTTTTCACATCATATTGCAATCCTAGGATATCTGCATAAGTAGGCCATTTACCATAATTTGTAAAACTACAGCCGTATGTATGTATCTTCATTTATTACTCCGTTGGAAAATATTTATTGTAAATAATATTTATTGTAAATACGTGTCCTTAAGGAGAATAAAAAATGTTTGGATTTTTAAAGAAACTTTTCGGTGCAGAAGAATCATCTCTGTACACCACACCAGAAAGTGAGAGTAGAGTCGGAATTGATAAACCTAAAGTAACTCCCACGATCGATGAAAAACAGACCAAAAAATATAGCGATATTATAGGTCAGACAGAAGGTAAAGAAACAAAAGCAAAACCTGCACAGGTCAAACAAGAAGAACCGAAGAAGCGTGGTCGTAAAAAAGCCGGTATTACAAAAACCGATCTTAACAAAATGACCAAAGACGAGCTAGAAGCTTATGCTAAGAAGGAACACAAAGTTGATCTCGACAAGCGTAAAAAGAAGGCAGATCTTGTTGAGGAAGTGTTGAAGCTTGCGAAGTAAATTCTTCGTAGAGCTTCATGCTCGCTAAGTTCTTGCACTTCGACTCAACCATGATGTCCGAGTATTCCCAAAACTCCTTAGCCCACGCATTACAGGCTGTATTCCACATATAGTCTGAGTGGGCACGGAGTTTTTGCTTTTTGTATCCCCATTCTAATAGTTCTGCCATATCTGGACGTTGATCTGTGGGATGAAGATTAAGCAAATCCTCTCTGCTTAGTGAATAATGAATAACAGGACGAACACCTCGCCAGGAATCCACTATACGCTTATATTGATCTGATTCGGGTGTAATGTAATGTCCTTCACGGACCCACTCATGGTGTATATCCAGAACGAGGGCAAGGTCGTCGGCAAGTTCGAGACTGGCATCTGTGCCCCAGCACATTTCGTCATTTTCGATTGTGATGATGTTTCGTGCTTCTGTTGAGAGTCGTGGGAGGACTTCTTTAATACCCTGTGGCCCTTTTCTACCCGATATGTGTACATTGCATTTAAAGTCTTGAAACGATTGACCGTAGCCCATCCATCGTGCCATATCAACATGATATTCAAACTCCTCGATACTTCTATTTACTATATCGGGATTTTCGCTAGCAAGTACAGTAAACTGACCAGGGTGAAAAGATAAACGCACGTCAAGATTGCGAGCAACATCCCCAACCCTTGCAAACGCTCGTTCGCAATAGTCGCGCACGTCGCCACGCTTCC